GATGATAGTTCTGATTCAAGCGGTAGTACAGGTGGAACATCTTCAGGAATCGGAAACGTTGACCTTGTACCAGATGTGAGTGGAAGTACATCTAATGTTTCTAGTGCAATATCTGATATGGCAGATAAAGTCAAGAAAGCATTAGAGCCACTTAAAGCAATATCCTTTGATAATCTGATAATATCTCTTGATAACCTTAAGAGAGCTGCACAACCATTAACAGATAAGTTGTTCGCTGGATTGGAATGGGCTTATTACAATATATTTGTTCCTTTGGCTAGGTGGACTATAGAAGATTTGCTTCCGGCATTTCTTGATGTATTAGCAGGCTGTTTAGATGTACTGAATAGCGCGTTAGATGCATTGAAGCCATTGTGGATGTGGGCCTGGGATAATTTCCTTGAGCCTGTGGCGAGTTGGACTGGTGGAGTGATTGTTGATGTTCTGAAAGGATTAGCATCTGCATTAGATGGTATATCTGATTGGATAAAGAATAATCAAGGTCCATTTGATGCAATCGTAGTTACTATAGGAGCATTTGCAGCAGCTTGGAAAGCGGTAGATTTAGCAGAATTTCTTATGAATGCTGGCGGTGTTGTTGGATTGCTCAGTAAACTTAAAGATGCAACTTGGGGCTGTGTAACAGCTAAGATAGCAGATAAGCTTGAAACAGTTCAGATTTGTGCTATGTATGCAAAAGAATTTGTAACTGGTCTTGCAAAATCCACAGCAGAGCTAATAAAAAATGCGGCACAATGGATAACAACAACAGCAGCTAAAATAGCAGATACAGCGGCTACAGTTGCTTATACAGCATCTATGTGGTTGGCGGAAGCAGCTACAACAGCATTTGGTGTAGCTATGTCGGTATTAACAAGTCCAATAACATTGGTTATCGCAGCATTAGCGGCGCTAGGTATTGCAATATATGAATTAGTAAAACATTGGGATGAGGTCAAGGAGGCAGCAGGAAAATGCTGGGACTGGATTACTGATAAATGGTGTAAAGCAGGTGATTGGTTTAAAGGCATATGGCAGAATATTAAGTCAGCATTTTCTTCATTTGATAACTGGTTACAGAATATTTTTAACATAGATTTTTCTGATAGTTTCGGTTTTATAGGCAATATAATGAATGCTTATTTGAATAATGTTTCCAATATATTTGGTGATGTAAAGCAGATATTTGGTGGATTGATTGACTTTATTGCTGGTGTATTTTCAGGTGACTGGTCAAAAGCCTGGGAAGGTATAGTTGATGCATTTGGTGGAATATTCTCTTTGATAGCAGATATAGCCAAAGGACCTATTAATATGGTAATCGGACTTATAAATGGTATGCTTGACGGATTAGAAAGTGGAATTAACTGGATGGTTCGTAAGGTAAATAGTTTGAGTTTTGATGTGCCTGACTGGGTACCAGTTATAGGTGGTGACCATTTCGGGTTTGATTTACCGGAAGTTGGTTTTGGCAGCATTCCATACCTTGCACAAGGTGGATATGTAAAGCCAAACACTCCACAGCTTGCAATGATTGGTGATAATAAACACCAGGGAGAAGTTGTAGCACCAGAGGATAAGCTTATCGATATGGCACAGAAGGCAGCAGCTATGGCATCTAGTGCTGAACTGTTAGCCGAAGCTATAAGTATTCTTAAGCAGATCCTTAAGATACTGGAAACATTAGATCTTGATATACAGCTAGATGGAAAGAGTCTTAAAAAGTATGTAGTTGATAAGATTAACGAGCATACAAAGCAGACAGGAAAATGTGAGATTATAACTTAACAAGGATGTGATGAATTGATACTAAGATGTGACAATCAGGAGCTTACGGCTCCTGTGTCCATCAAAGTGGATGATGAGATTATATGGTCTTCTTCAACAGGACGAGCACTTGACGGAACAATGTTAGGTGATGTAGTTGCTGAAAAGAAGACCTTATCTATATCCTGGGGAGTTCTTCAGGAAGATGAGCTGATTCTTATTAAGAGTAAGCTTGTTGCCGGATTCTTCCCAATAACATTTCATGATGATGGACAGGATATAACAATAACAAGTTACAGAGGTACACTAAGCAAGGAAGTAATAGGGGAGCTTGATGATGGTATTTTCTATTACAGAAGTGCAAGTGTGTCGATTATTCAGCAGTAAGGAGAGCATATGAAACAGACATTTGATAGGAGAATAGCCTATGTATAACAATGTAACAGATGCATTTAAAACGATGATAAGAAGTCCGTCAAGAACATTCAGAGGCAGACTTAAGATAAATGATAAGTGGATATATGCTAACTTTAAGAAGCTTAGCTATGAAACTTCAAGCAGTAGTGAAGAATACCTGCAGTTAGGATCTGCAGTATCGGCAAAGATTGAACTTAGTATTAAGAGAATAGATGAGCTGTTTGAGAATACAGAGATACCGATAGAGATAGGATTGAAGCTGCCAAGTGGAAAGTATGAATACATTCCAGTTGGCTTTTTTACTGCTGAACATCCAACAAATGACCAGGCAACTACAACATTTACAGCATATGACAGAATGATGAAAACAACAGGGTTATATGTATCTAATCTAACATATCCTGCAAGTGCTGTATCTGTTCTGAATGAGATAAGCGCCGGCTGTGGTGTTCCTGTGGATGTAAGTAATATAGATTCTTCGATAATGATATCAACAAAGCCTGCGGGATATACATACAGGGAAATGATAGGATATATCGCTTCTATGGCAGGTGGCTTTGCATGTGTCGATAGAACAGGAACTATTGTTATTAAGTGGTATTTAGATGTGGATTATAAGCTGGATGTGACAAGGATAATGAGCTTTGAGAAAGATGAAAGCAATTATAATCTGGAAAAGTTATCATGTAATGTTGATAACTCTACAACTTTAACATCTGGCGGTGGAATACTTGGTGTTACATTTGATAATCCATTTATGACACAGGACAGGTTAGATAATATCTTTAAGAAGCTTAGTGGGTTCAGTTACAGGGGTGCATCTGTTAAGACCTTAGGAGATGTTCGCCTGGATCCGTGGGATATGATTACTGTGGAAGATGGTGAAGATGCCTACAAGGTGCCTGTGATGAACATCCAGCAGGAATATGATGGTGGTCTTGCTATGACTATAACATCTTATGGCAAGACACAGACAGAGCAGGAAGTTGACTTTAAAGGACCGACAACACAGCAGAATGAGAGAATATATTCTGATTTGATATTGGCAAAGGAGCTTATAGCTAATAAAGTAGATGCAGAATGGGTTAAGACTAATACAGTACAGGCAGAAACAATTGTATCTATTAACAATGAGTTACAGAATATATATAATAATTATTTAAAATCAGAGACAGCAGATATTAAATATGCAAACATAGACTTCTCCAATATCGGAAAAGCAGCAATGGAATATTTCTATGCTCATTCCGGTCTTATAAAGAATGTCGTTGTTGGTGACCAGCAGATAACCGGAGAACTTATAGGTGTTACCATAAAAGGCGATTTAATAGAGGGAAATACCATTGTTGCTGAAAAATTGGTGATAAAGGGTGACGATGGTCTTTATTACAAACTTAACACCGATGGTATGGGTGTTGAGGCAGAACAAACTGAATATAACAGCTTAAATGGTAGTATTATCCGTGCTAAGTCAATCACAGCTACAAAGATTGCAGTTGACGATTTGGTTGCGTTTGATGCTACCATTGCTGGTTTTAACATAACTGACGAAGCTATATATTCGGGTGTAAAGGAATCGGCACTTAATACCACAAGAGGTATATATCTTGGTAAAGATGGACAGCTCGCATTCGGTGACGGTAATAATTATCTGAGATTCTACAAAGATTCATCAGGTAGATATAAGCTTGAAATCTCAGCCGAAAGTATGAATTTTTCAAGTACAGGCGCGAGTGTGGAAGATACTATCAATGACATTAACAATAAGGTTGATTCTGTAGTGTCTGTTGAAAAATCAGAGGTGACATACCAGGTTGGAACAAGTGGAACAGTAAAACCAACAGGCGCATGGTTAAAAGATATGCCGAGTGTAAAGGCAGGACAATTTTTATGGACGCGAACACTTATAACATATTCTGATAAGTCTGTAACGGAGTTGTTCAGCGTAAGTTCCATGGGTACTAAAGGTGAAAAAGGAGACCAGGGAATACCAGGACCTAGGGGGGAAACTGGTGCCACAGGAATTGGTGTTAAATCAACCGCAGTGACATATCAGGTATCGTCATCAGGCACAACAGCTCCTACAGGAACTTGGAGTACATCAGTCCCTTCAGTATCAGCAGGGCAGTTTCTGTGGACCAGGACAATAATAACATATTCGAATAATACAACATCTACGTTATATTCAGTGGGACGTAATGGTACTAATGGTGTGAACGGTACTAATGGAACTAATGGTCAAAATGGTAAAAGTATAGGGCAGGTGGTAAATTACTATTTAGCCACAAATGCATCTTCTAATGTAACAGCATCAACTTCTGGATGGACAACAACAGTTCAGTCAGTATCATCAAGTAAAAAATATCTTTGGAATTATGAAGTGGTTAAGTATACAGACGGTACAATCGCTAGTACAACAGCGCCATGTATTATAGGTTCTTATGGCGACACCGGAGCGAAGGGTGATAAAGGAGCTAAAGGCGACACTGGAGCAACTGGTCCGACTGGAGTTGGTATAAAAAGTATTACAGAATATTATGCAGTATCTACCACAAACACAACGGCACCTACATTATGGGTTACTTCTATCCCGACTCTGACCGCTTCTAATAAATATTTGTGGAATTATGAGACTGTAACATATACCAACAATAGTGCCGTAAGTACATCTAAAAGAGTTATTGGCGTATATGGTGATAAAGGGTTAAAAGGCGACACTGGAGCGGCTGGAAACGGAATAGCTAGTACAGCTGTTGCATATCAGGCGGGTTCTAGTGGCACAACAGCTCCTACAGGAACCTGGAGTACATCCGTTCCATTCACAAGTGCAGCAGCACCATATCTTTGGACACGTATAACCATAAAATATACAAATGGTACTGTTACTAATTCATATTCAGTTGGAAGCACACCCGAAGGAATAAGTGTTGGTGGTAGGAATTTAGCCGAATCAACTAATCAGGGAACAACTGGATGGGGCTGGTCAATGCAGGCAGGCGGACATACAGCATCGGAGATAGTAGAAA